TTGTCGGCGGACACGCCCTTTGAATCGAGTTCGTAAACGGCTCCAACAAGAATGGACGGATGCACAATGAACGCTTTGAGCGTACCTTGACTAAGGGAACGTTTTCTTCGTCCAATAGCATCGCTGATATTGCCTTCGATTGTTTCAATGCTCGTCGCCTTCCCTTGCCCAACCGTGTTTACGACAGTTCCGGTGTGTCCAGTTATATCTCCATTGTTCATTATGAACGCCGCGCCCACTGGGATGCGAACTTTACCTGAAATCACATCTTCCTTCGGTATCGCCCATCCCATTTTCTTCGCGTACTGCCAGTTAGCGTAGCACAAACCATCTCGACGAACAATGGGTTTGCGCTCCCCACAGAAGCACTCGTTGGCCTCATCTTCGACGCCTGTTCGCGACCAGCAACACCACGCCGGACCTTTGACGCTTGCCGCCTTGCCTAGATAGCGCGTCCATACGTCAATACCACCATCGCCTTTCAATCCGGCAAGTTTGGGACCACGATTTGATCCCTTCGGTATCTCCTTCACTCCGAGCGACAAGTAATGCTCCCACACGCTGACAACCCACAAACCGAGTCCTTTCTTTTGTGGGAGCGCGGGCGCGGGCACGCCTTGATCTTGACTTACGGCATCGTAGTTAAACAACGCCCACCAAGTATCCATGTCGCACGTGCCGACCGGACAAATCTCGTCGAGTGGAATCTTGTCTTTTCCAACAGCCAACTGCTGAAAATAAACAAGAGCGCGTTCAGTCCATGAACCGAAAACTCCATCCGTCCACGTCTTTAACGCAAGTGGATGTTCGGGTCCGGTGATACCAAGACGCACTATCTCTCGGCTTTGCCAGAATGGATTTTCTGGACCGACTGCGCCCTGCCACCACAAAAACAACTGCAACACCTTGACGGCATCCAGCTCAGAAGACCCGGACTTCAGAATCGGCATATCGTACCAGTTCAGATTACTTGGAGCTTTAGGCGGCATAAGCCACCTCCTTATGAAACTTCTGGAGTCACATCGTCCCACCCGGTCGGATCAAACGGAATGGTCGGGTCTGGGTCGATGTACTCCAATTTACGATAACATAAATCTGTGTTCCAGTCTTGTCCGATAAACTGATTTGGTGAAATAGCGGCATCATATTCAGCTTGATTGGATACCTGTCCAATAGCTTTACTGACACTAATGTCGCTTAAATTGCCTCCAACTACTATAACAAACGTAACTCGATATTCAATCATAGTATACTCCTTATGCTGCTCTGGTTATGATATAGTCAAGATAAGTAAAGGAACCAACACCACCAGTACGGGAAAAAGTAATACCCGTGCTCGTCTTGAGATTATTGAAAATAATCCATCTATCGGGAGACTCAGGCCAGAACTTTTCCCCTTCACCTGCGGGAGACGTAACCGTTCCCAATACAGTGGAATTTATACTAACAGTTGCCGTAGCAGAAGAAGAAGTACCACCATATGCCGACAACCGTAACATAACTAACGGCATAAAAAATCCTGCGGTGTTGGGTACTGTTCCGTTGGAGGACAAAATGCCCGTAATAGACAACGAATCCTTCGTGGTATCTTTGATATACTGAACCCCGGATTCCAAACCATCAACTTCACCCTCAATGGTATTAAGGATGGAATTAATGCTTTGAAGCTCCGTCAACAGCGCGGCAAGCGCAACCTCAACCTCACTATCTCCTATGGGGTTTGGAAATTGATTTTGACTCATACGTTACCTCCTTACGGAATCAACTGATTCAGATATGATCGGAACTTGCAAATAAGCTCAGGCGTGTCGCCGTCGTTATCGTCATTTCCGACATCGAAGCCCATGATGGCCGACACGTCTGTTCCCGACCCGTCGTGCCAAACTTTCACGCGACCCGGATTGCCGCCGATGTTCTTGGTCTTGATAGCTAGACGCGGACGGTTGCCTTCATAGACTATATATGCCAAGCCCTGAGAACTTATTCCGAGAACGCCATTCAAGTACCTGACTATCGCATTCAAGTCCCCGACCGGAGTCGCCAACGACAAATCCACCGTGATAGGTATGCCGGAATTGTCGAACTCGATTTTGAAACTGGCGGGCGAAGCGCCTCCGAAACTTACGGGGAACGACACGCCTGAAGACACAAGTTCTGCGGGCGTGTAAAGCGCGACATTGGTCGGGTCGAATGGGCTGTACGGAGCGCCAAGAGCATGACATATAAACTCCCTCTTTCCGCTTACCCGGAACGCATACAAGTCATACGTCGAACTGCCACTAAACTGCACCCAGAACGGCTTCTGGTTGTAATCTATCGTCGTTCCGGCGACCGGGATGTTGACCATCGGCAGCAACGAGCCTCTGAAATTACTTATCTGTCCCATTGGAACAGCGAAGTTGGCCACCAGATTATACGGTGGAATGGAAGCATACTTAACAATAACCAACTGATCTAGTTTCTGAACAGGAAATCCACTCATGTCATCCTCCTTATGCCGCTTCTAACATAACTTCAACGCCGTGGGCGCGGGCATTAAACATCAAACCTCCGGTGTTCGCTGAAACTATACCCCAATTGAAATCCATCATCACAAACAACGTTTCACCGGGATTAACCTCAAGGGTGGGCAACACTCCACCCGATACGTTTGGAAAATAAAGCGCTTTCGGCAAATCACCATCGGAACCATACACGGACTCCGACTTCATAACCAACGACTTACCTACAAACGCATAAATTTTCATACTCGCGGCGGCATTCAAAGAATTTGTAAGGGTTATTTTGAAAGTCGGGTCGTTGGCATAGTTTTGCCCGCCCCCGTCCTTCGACAAATGAACCCTCAAGTCTTTAACTATCGCTCTTTTGTTGGCGGGGGCGGTATATAACGCAACAACCGCTCTTATCGCTTCGTCCTCCGTCGTGCTGGAAGGTTTCTGCCACCAGAACGTGACTTCACCCAACGGTTTTCCCTCAATCGGAAGCTCTGCCATCTTAATCCTCCTTACGCATTAGCCCACATCAGTATAACCGACTGGGCAGCTCTTAACGTGGCATGGTTTAGCCTCGAAATCGCATCACGGTGCGACTCGTTATCTGAAACTATGCTTACGCCGGACGACTGTGCTATCGGTCCCAACGAATAATCCAACCCGCCGTATCTCTTGTCATGGTCTGAGTTTGCGGTTGCGGGCGTGGGCGCGATGTCGGGCATGTCGGCCAAGTCGTCATGGTTGATCGTCAGATTCACCGCGTCTGGATTCAACGTACCATCAGGGTTGATTACGCCGTCCGTGACGGGTAGCTGGGTTATGGGATCGTATGTTCTGAAAATGCGCTCTTCGAGAGAACGCATAACTCCGCGTGCTTCTACCACTTCCGGTCCCGATCCGTACCAAGCGTCGCGGAGGTCTTCAACCATGCCCGACGTTATGTTCGGATTCGCAGCCAAGCGGTGAAGGTAGGCCAGCTTAACGACGTAGTGCTGGTTCCCATCCGAATCCACATAATCCGAAACCGACGTGATTCCTTCACTGACGCAAAGCGCCTGCACCACTTTTAACCGTCGCCAACTTTCGACTCCCGTTGCGATGGGATGGAGCAAGTCCGGGTCTTCGGTCGCGTCCCACTCGTCGACAAACACATCGAGATAAACAAGATCGTCTCTATCGACGGTCGGCGTGGTCAAGCCTATGTAATAATTATCTCCAACCGCCGCGACCGTGGTCATGTCGCCAGCGCCTATTGTTATCGTGTTGGCGGTGTTGCTTATAATCGTGAAACCTGTAACGCTGTCAACGTTCGGGTACAACGTCCTACCAACAAGTTCGTTCACAACCCACTTCATCGAACTATCTTGAAGCGTAAGCGCCGTGAGCCCCGTCGAACGATGATACAACTCATCTTTGGTCTGCACTGTCGGCGAACTTGGAACGTATGGAGACGGATCAACCGTCAATAGAACCTGGTGTCCGTTTACCCAACCGCGTGCCCACGAATCCGGGAGCAACAGCGACGCTCCATTGCCGTTCAAGCTGAAATTGTTTGCGATTCCTAAACCGATGACCTTGAACGAATCTCCGACAAACTGCTTTCCAAACGCAACGCCTATCGCACGCTGTAACTGATGGAATGCGCTCTCCAAGACATCGTTGACATCTCTGTCTATTAACGGCCTTCGTCCTACTGACTGCGCCAAGCCAGCAACGTATCGCTTCCATTCTTTGAATATGTTGCCGGAATATCCGCCTGATCTATTTCCCATATTATCCTCCTACGGCACAGGGTAAACCTGAACGTCGTTATAAAATAAAAACCAATTAACAGTTGCCGGAATGAAATCCGAGAAGTAAGCCAAGATGAGATCAATGTGCGGCATCGGATCAATCGACGTGAAAAAGAAACCTATCGAACGAGGAGAGTACATCGCTCCCATCGAAAAGTCCAACATATAATCCGACTGATCTATATACTTTCCAATCTTCGCAATGGTGGCCGGATCGAAACCAGTTCCGGGTGGATCCGCACCCTCGAAGTGTGTGCTGTCAACCTCATTCATGTAAATGATGTTGTTACTGAACTCCTTAATCAACGGAATCTCTCCGACGATGTTTCCGGCAAACAAAGACAGTCCTTGCAGTGTCCCTCTGATCTTATACAAATAGATCGCATTCAGAATCAAAAACCTAGAGCGCTGCTGCGTCTCGAACGGTATCAACGTCAATCCGATAAAATTAGCAAGAAGACCGAGGAAGTCCAAACGAACATTGAGCACATCATAGAAATAAGAAAAGTATTCTATAAGTCCACGGATGTCTCCAAACTCAAGCCCGAAGAGCTTCAAAAACCTCCTCAACTGCCCCAACCCTACGTTGTGGTCTTCGTTGAAATTAAACTGCTCTCCGTCTTCACCCTCGGCATACTCAAGCGGGACAAGCGTACCTTTCAAATCTTCGCTTCGATAAATCCGTGGAAGCAACTTGTATAACTCAAGCGGGGTGTTGCTATTATCCATCGCAAACTCATAAACTTGCGTCTTGGTTGACCAGTACCAAGTTCCACCGATGATTGAGAAAATTGTGTAGTAATACGTCACGAACGGCACAACGTTCAAATCAATAAAATGCAGGTCAGTGCCGGAATAAACCAAGTCCCCACTCGTCTCATCTGGAAAGTCCAGCACGCCACGGCGCACTGCGAAATCCATTACGATGTAAACCTCAAAAAACATATTCTTGTTTGTTATAGCAAGCCAGCTACCACCGACATCGGCGAGCATCAATCCGCCGCTTGTAACCGTTTCCACGCCGGACAAAATCATCGGGCCGGGAACTGGACCAGTCCTCTCAACAACTATGGCAAAATCAGTCGTGATGTTAAGCGGCGCGAACTCAAAAAAAGTCGTAGGTACGTTAGCGGGAACCGGGTCTTCAGGCGGAATATCGACACCGTTGATAACGTTCGTCGAGTACGCCAACAATGTAGACGGAACACCACCAACGGCGCTGTAAATCGCCAACCGTACAGAATCGGAAACCGGAGCCGGTACTGAAAGTTTCACCCCAACCAAATTAACAGAGATCGACGGAACCAACAACGCATAAAACTGAGCAAGGCGTTGGCAGTAAGTCTGATGACCCCACTGATACGTCGAATCGCAATTCTCCTGCGAAGCGACGATACGCTCGACGGGACTATCCCACGTCAGCACAAGCTGGGGACCTTCAGCGCCGCGTCTAATCAGTGGATTCTGTACTTCGTAGCTCATACGCCGCCTTGATACGTCATACTAATCGTTCCAGCTCTCGCAATCTCTCCGGGCAGAATATCAACGCTTCCGAGCAACTCGGACGTTCTAAACTGCGCCGCGTCTCCTATAGCCATTGGAGCGCCTGCATTGTCTATCTGGAATGTTACTTCGTTGTTGTCCGACGAATACAGCACGCCAATCGTTCCAACAGCGACCTGAAGGCCGGACACCGAACCTTCAACTTTGAAAGTTGTCGGCGAGGTGAACGTTACCGACCACCATTCCGACTTAGTTGATGCAGACACAACGATAACCCCAGAAAAAGCCGCATCTCCGGTCTGTACCAACCACTTTGCGCTTGGTCGGATAGTCAGCTTGGTCAGCTCGATGAAGTCCACACCTCTGACGTTTTCGAGAAAACCGTAGACATCTGAAATACGAACGTCACCTCTCGGAGTTCCATCTTGCCCGAAATCACGATTCTCGACATCGTAGAAATCATCTATGGCTGCGTTGGCGGCGTCTTCAACATCTGTCCTTCTGTAATTGGAAAGAACTGTGATAATGCCTTCCATATCTACTTCGACATACGTCGGACCTTCGACGATGACTCCATCCGTCGCCATCCTGAACTTTTCCATCTCATCGACTATGAAGTCTATGAAAGCCTGTGATGGAACGCCCCCGCCGACCGGAACGACATAGATAGTGATTCGAGCGACTCCGGTTACTATCGCATCGGCGCGAAGAACCCCGGAGATGCCTTCTGTCAAACTTATGTAGTCCGACAACGTTACGGCTCTGTTCAACGACTTGAACTCCGCCGGACCGCGCCGCTTTGCGTTCTCTATGGACTCGGCATCTTCCCCACCGCTTGATGCAGTTGGATTTGTTACGCTTACTCCGATGGGATTTCCCATGTAATAAATCGTCGATATAACAACCGAAATAGTGCCCGCGCCGACGTTGCCGTAAGTGCCGCCGCCAATACGATACTGCGAATCAATCGGAAGCGTCGGAACAGGAATCTTTCCATTGACATTATCGCCGAACTGAACCGTGATCTGCTCGTTCTCGTCTTTATACGTCTGGTAGGACTCGTCTGTCGCCGCACTGAGAATGAGCGATTCCACTTTGTTCCACGCCACTGAATTAACAAAAACATAAAGCGATCCGTCTATGATCGGATACCTGCTGATCGTATATCTTTGGAACTGAGTTCCGTCCGAAATGCCGAGACTTTCACTATACGTTTGACCTTCTGTAGCGGCAACCGGAGGCGATGTCAACTCTCCAGCGATAATGTACGTATCGAGATCGGTCTCAAAATAAATCTGCTCTTCGAGAGCGACGGTAGCTACTTTAGTGCCTTTGGGAATTAACAGATTCGATCCGAGCGGGGATGTAATACTGAAAACAAGGTTTACATGCGCGGGCGCGGGGCTTTTCAGTTCTATGCCGATCAAACGAAGAAGTCTGGCAACACTCCTTCTGGTCAGAGCGGTCTCAAGAAAATTCTCCGCCGCCCAACGATCAACGTACCAATGAAGAACGTCGGCCATGCCGGAAAATAAACCGATAAGGACTATTCCAAAATCGTCTTCGTTGTGATCCGTCCACTCAGGAGTAAAGAACTGAATCAAGCGAATCGCTTGCTCTTTAATTGTTTGAAAATCACGCGCCGAATAATCTAACTTGGGAACGCCACTCATGCGATAACCCCCCTCGTATAGAACGGAAACACCATATTTCCACTGATGTTCGTATTAGCAATTTCATACCTGATAAGGAGCCGGAATAAACCCTTGACTTCATCAGGCATCCCCTCAACATACTTGGAAACCACCCTTTTGTCCCACCTGCTTATACCCGCCGCCGCATAGTAAGAAAGCAAGCCGGAGAGCGACTCGTCCATCGGTTCAAAAACCAAATCCATGATCTTCGTTCCGAAATCGCACTGCATCAAACGTTCTCCAATAGAAGTTTCGAGAATCTGACGAACGGCTCCGACAAGATGTCTCTTCTGCCCGTCATCAGACGTGCTTCCATCTTGTCGGTCGGCAGTCGTTTTAACGCCGCCTTTGTTTGCGTCGAAGTTGAATGGAAAAGCCCAACCCTTCCCAAGAAAGTTTCTGCTATCTGACATTCATCATCTCCACAAATTTATCGACAGCCTTCGCCAACTCTTCCTTGTCGTGCAACTCTGCCTCAATTCTGTTTTTCTTATTAACCAATTTCTGCGCTCGTCCGTCAAGGTCTAATCTTGATTTTATCGTTGACCTTCGACTGATAAGAAGATAGCGCAAAAAACTAAATTCGGAAAGTCCGTCTATTTCCTCCAACGCCACTTCGACATCGCTGAGTTTGGCGCGTTCGGCGGCTTGGTCGCGCTCTGCCGTCTCAAGCTCTTTATTAACATCGCTCAGGCTTTGACGCAACCTTCGCAGTATTTCAGGCGTGCATTCTCCGAGCATGTCGTTCAGAACGTTCATAAGAACTTCAACCTGCATTATAGTCCTCCAAGTAATCTAACAAGCGGAGGAACTCCGGGTCCGCCAGCGAGAAATACAATTCCAGCCGTCCACGACGTATCTCCAAACGGAGGCCGGTTTGTGGAAGATATAAGCTCGTTCTTGAATCCATCAACACCCTTTGTCTGAATATCGAGATACCACACACCAGTAATATCAAAAAAATCTTTGAGCGCATTGGCTATATCCCGAATGGCTTTCGCGGCGGCTTTAATGTCATCGATCTTTTTCTGAAGCGCTCCTATAAACTCGTCTATAAATTCCTGAGTGTCGGAAAGCAAGCCCTTCATGTCTTCCATCAGCGCTTCAATCTCATTCAGCGCCTCTCCGAGCGGCTTAATCATATCTCCGATTGTTATGCTTCTCCAGTCCGGCAACTTTCCGGCCTTCGATCTGTAATAAAGAGGAGGCCAGTCGGGAGGAAGGTCTTCATCAACCCATTTCAATTCCCTGAAGGCATCAAAATCAAAAATCTTGCTCATCGCTTTCAGAAAATTATGCCACAGCAAAATAAAATCTTCAACACCGACAAGAAAGACATACGCGGCCACTTCGGACGATGCAGAAAATTGCGGACGCTCTTCATCAAGTTCGTCTTCGCACGAGCTGACAACCGTCGATATGAACTCCGCTGTCCCCCTCTGATCTTCTTTAGTGAGCGGTGCGATTACTAGAACATACACACCAGCATCACGAAGATCGGTAACAAAGTCCTCAATCTCCTGAATCAGTTCTCCGACTATTGTCGCAAGAGGATCAATAAACATCATAAGCAATGTCTTAGCAATCTCTAAAACGTTTGCCAGCCTTGAGAATACAGTAGCGATTCCGCCGACGACACTACTCGCGGCTGTCGCTATCCCTTGAATCTCCTCCGGCGCTATGTCCGCGAGACTCACTACTTTCCACTGAGCCATTCTGCACCACTTTCAAAAATGCTTTCTTTTCTTCCAGCTGAGCTTGAAGGGCTTCGGCCACTTTATTCATCTTATCGGATATACTCCTCAACCTCTTAATGATCGGGAGGTTTTTTGGATTTATTGTCTTTTGTCCTATCATTCTGTGAACACTTTAATGGATGTATGAAGACCCGGAATCATTGGTATAACCGGAACAGAAGTCGGGCCGCTGTCAGTAGTGTGAACATGCGAATTATAAAGCGCGGCAAACGACAAACCTTTCACCAGCGGCTCGAACGCGAACAACCCACCCAGTCTTACTATCAACCCGGAGAGCTGAAGAATCCCAAGCGTCGATTCTATCAATATCGTTCCAAACATTGCGATGACCTGCTTCGCAAAAACTCCAAACGACGTATTGCCAATAATCTCTGAAGATGTTTCTAGTGCAATCACTTGCACTGGACCCGTCACGCCTTGCTGCAAGCCGCCGATTATGTTCTCACGCTTCGTTCCTCCAATATTTCTATTAACACCACTGCCGATTTCTTCATACAACCGCCCACGGATTTTTCTCTTAACAACCGACCCGTTAAACTCCTCAATCAGTTTACCCTTCACCTTCCGCTCAAGGAAATCTCCGTTGTACGTTTCTTTGCGCTGCTTGGCGTACATCACCTCTGAAACATCTTCGACAGCTTTGAACTCCTTGCCCATGATGTGAATGGTTTTGTCCCGTCTGATTACTTCGTTGTACTTCGCAGCTCGTACCCTGACGCCTCCATCGCTGACTATCTCCACTGATGTTCCAGCAGGATGATAAACAGCGATTCGTTCCTGTCCAGCGGTGTCGTCTCTCTCAATCCGAATACCACCGGGAGTCGTTACGCCTGAATTTTCTCCGTACTCCCCGGCAAAAGCAGACGGCATTTCTTTCAACGTTCTGCCGGAACCAAGCTCTACTGTCGCCGTGCCTCTCGGCGCGAACACCGAACTATCCGGCACACCTCTTACTAAATCTGGAAGCGGCTGATCTCCAGTAGCGCTGCTCGGAATATACCCAGTCCAAATCGGACGTGATGGATCACCGTGTTCAAACTCTATCCACACCATCGAGTTGATCGCGGGCAGCTTCAGCTCGTTCGACGGCAAGGAAGGGAGCGCCCACGGAGTTTCAACATCGTTCGTTACTCCGGGCACGCGCGCTTTAATCCGTCCTTGCTTCAACGGGTCTTGTTTGTTGGTAACTACACCTCTATACTTGCCAACAAAAACATACTGTCCATCAACTAGAAGTCTCATCACTCAAACTCGAACTTACGATTCTTGGGATTATAAAGAATCTTTATCCCGGTATTCGTTGGCTTTTGCGGGGCTTTGCCCTTGCCGACCAGCGTCGATTTACCTAAAAGTGACGACTGATACCCAGTATCACTAAGTAAATGGCGCGATTCCGTGATATAGTACGGTCCATCGTATCTGCTGCCGATGCCTTTAATCATAACTGTTTTTCCACGACGAATAAGCGGGTTGCCGATGGTCTTGACATCCAGCTCAACAGTCCATCTTTCAGCCGCCGTTTGCGCCGCCGAAAGAATCTTGATAATCTCTGGAACCTCGTCGTCGTCATTAAACCGTAACGATTCGGCAGTCAGGCCTCCAGTCAACGTTTCGGTCCTCAACGACTCAAGGCCATTGTTAATGCGCCGTCCTAACGCCTGCTTTTCCCACTCATCAACTGGAGTAGGAGCATCCGTTATGTCTTCTTTTATCGGTTTGCCTTTTTTGGTATCAACGCCCTTTGTGTTGGCGTGGCGCTGCTTCTTCATCGTCTTGGTCTTGATGGAACATTCGATGATGTTGCTCTCTCCGGGAAACTCCGAGCGATATTTCAAAACGAACGGAAGCTCGTTATATCTATATCGGTGAAAATGCAAAACATCATCATCGACGTAGTATTCATATCCGAGAGCTTTGGCGCGGGTTTTAAGAAACTCAGCTTCGCTCATACTGCTTCTTGCTATTTCTTCGTGAGTAATCCCAGCACTGTCCGCATCAAGTTTCAAATTATTCCGCATTGCTATAAGAGCTGCAATTTGTTTATCTGTAGCTCCGACAAACGATTCCGAGTTTTCATTCTGAGCGAACGAAATCATTCTGGACTGACCTTTTATCGTTAAGGTCTGATCTTCAGTTGAAGGAAACGTGCAATTCACTTCCTTCGCCACCCATTCCCCGAAATCTTCTACGAAATAAACATAGCCAAGCCAGACGCGAAAAAGCACACCCTCTTTAATGATGCCGGAAGACGTGAGCATACCATTGGGATCATGCAAAACAATAGTAGCCGCCGAATCCTTACTCTTGTCGGATTCAATCACCTCGACGCTCTTTACAAGCAAAGAGGCATTGAGCGCTCCAAGATCATACGACACGTTGGTCTTGGGGTCCTTAAACAAGATGGCTCTGACTGGAGACCTTCGATCAAACTTCGCTTTCGGATCGAACGGAGCCGTCACGGAAACCACTGGTTTTGTTTTGCCTTTGCTACCCAATTCTGCTAAACACCTCTGCGAACGGTATTTTAAGCTCCGATCCGGGAACTAAAACCAGTGGCCATTGAACCAAGTCATTCATCTCGGCTATCAACCACCATTTCGTCGGATCGTTTCCAAACTTATAAGCCAAGTTATCCAATCTATCTCCATCCTGAACAAGATGGTTCGAGAACGAATCACCAAGATCATCTGATCCAAATACCCGCCTCTCTATGAGCAAAACCTTCTCTATCTCGTTTTCAGTAATGACCAAAAACTTTCCCTCAATCGAGTATCTGGAATTTTTTGTTATCTTGATAGACATGGTTTCCTCATAAGCTACTGAAGGCGAACTTAACGAGCGACAATTGAACTCTTGCCTGTGTTGCCTGCAACGTAAGGGGGTTGTACATCATTCGTTCAATCCTCACGTTCTTGATAACGCAAACCATTCCGGGATTGGGGTCGCCAAATCGGACGCGACCAAACTGAAACAACATCAAATCTGGGGATGCTGAAAAAGAAAGCGGTCCAAAATTAATCTTCTTCGGCTTCGACGCTTGATCTATGAACAGCAACGCTTCTTCGACCTCGTTCAAATCCCCGGCATTCGGCATGTTGATTCTATTGATCGGATTCGTTCTGCTGTTATGTCCGTGAATGTTGAAGAACAGTTCAAGCGGAATCTCCCTGATCTTTCCAGCGGAAAACTGAAGAATCGGACTTTCGAGTCCGGGTATCACAACTTCAGCCCAACCAGCTTCGTACCCTTCCTGAAGACTTCCGGGATTATACTGAAAATTGAGACGAAGGCCGGTCGGAATACTGCTCAAACTTCCTCTTTGAGTCGCTGCTCTGTCCATACATTACTCCTGCGTCACCGCTGCCAAGCGGCGGTCGATAAGCTCGTTCGTAATTTCTTTCACGGCTTTGCCGAACACATAACTATCCATCTTAACCGTCGATTCGACTTTCAATGTGTTTGCGTTCTTCACTTCAACCGTCGCCTTGAATCCTTTACCCGGCATCGCGCCCGGCGGGGGCACTCTGACGCCTACGGCGCCTGCAGGCGCGACCGTGGCGATTGGAGGAGCGGCGGCTCCAGTTGCGGGCGCTGTAGGAGCAGTGGGAGCGGTAGCGGGCACTCCTGCGACGGGTGCGGGCTTCACTCCAGCGGGCGCGGGCGCTCCGGGAACCGTTGGTTGCGCGGAAACGGCGGCGGCTTTCTCCTGCTCCTGCGTCTTCAATATCTGCTCGCGCTCGTATTCGAGTCCCTTCACCATGTTATCGACACCACTCAAGATGTCTTTCTGACCCATCACTCCAACTGCGGCAAGCGTATCGAGTAACTTTTGGAGCGGCGTGAGCAAAACCTTGACGATCTTGATTCCAAACTCCATCAGTGAAATCAGGCACAAGTTCACAAAATCCCTCAACGAGATGAACCCTGACGCGAGCGCGGCAATGGCGACGACCATGTTATAAACAAAATTGATTAACCCGCTTATCGTCGCAATCGCCGTCTGGAGCGACATCACAACATACGACAAGATGATCATTCCAAGTTGCAAAATCGGTCCTACTAGAGTCCATACTGCACCCGCTATCGCCTTAAATATATTTATGAGGGTCTGACCAGTGGACACCCCTCCGGTAATCTTCGCCCACAATAAACCCAACGCATCCCATACCGCCATGATGGTAGGCATGAGGTCGGCGAATGCCTGCTTCAGAACAGTGCCGAAAACATTCCACAATACATACCCTATCGCGGCTACTCCGGCGACGATTCCAATGAACCACGCGAGCGTTGAACCAATCGCCGCGACAACTCCTCCTATTCCTGCGAAAACAGCGGCAAGCCCTCCAGCGGCGGCAACTGTAGCCATGATGCCAGCGACGACTCCGACAAAGATCAAAGCCAGTCCACCGATAATCAACGCCACAGACGCGAACGTCATAAAATACGCAATCGCTTTTTTAACAGGCTCCGGCAAGTTAATTAACCAATCGAGCAGTTTTGCTCCCATATCCAAAACACGGCCGATGATCGGAAGGAAAAAGTTACCCATTTGCTGTAAGAAGGTTTCAAGACTTCCTTTTACGATGTCTATTTTGGCGGCGGTGGATTGCATCATTATCGCATAGCGCTCCCCCATCGCAGTGCCCTTAGCAAACTCGGAGTTTCCAGTTTGCATCATGGCAACGAGAGCGTTGTTCTCCATGTTAAATTCGGTTTGTCCGACAGCGGCACGTCGGGTCGCATCTGCGAGACCACCCATTACACGGATTGCCCCCTGACCATTGATACCTAAGTCTGCGAGAACTTGTGGACGCAATTGTGGATTTACCTGCGCTAACGCTGACGACAAAGTGGTCAAAGCCTTCGCCGGGTTATTTGTCAGCATATCGTTAAACCCTCGCGCGGTCAATCGAGTGCCGTCCACCATGAGTTTCTGAGAAGCGACAAACTTGGATATTTTATCACGACCTATCAGAATCGTGTTAAGAACTTTGCCCAGATTGGTTCCGGCTGTTTCAGCGCTTACACCCATATCGAGAAGCGTTGCGCCGACCGCCATCGTCTCTCCTTCAGACAATCCAAACGCTTTCGTGGCTTGCGTGGCGCGGAGAGTGACGTCTACAATCTCACTCGCGCTGGCTTTCGACGCGCTATCCAACGAAATCAAGGACGATCCAATCGCGTTAATGGCTTTCTGAAGATCGCCTCCAAACTTTACCGATGTCTGAAACGTGTCATTGATTCTGGACAGCGCATTCGCCGCGTCTTCACCCATAATGTCGGTGGACGCTTGCAACATAATAGCCGATTGAGCGAACGCTATGATCGCATCCTTGCCCTGAACACCCATCTTGGCGGCAACAATCGCCATATCCGCCATGTCTTGCGCGGATGCTGGAACTGGCGCGGCGGCTTTAACAATCGCGTCTCCCAACTCCTTGATGTTGGCGCTCGGATCAATAGCAGAGAGCAAGGTCATCGACTGGTTGAAACCAATCGCCATCTTGGTTCCCATGACCAACGGGGCGGCAATAGCAGCGCCCATGCCGACCATAACCGCCCCCGTCTTCTTGGCCATGCTACTTACTTGGTTCAGATTACCGCTGACACCCTTCGCATTCTGCTGGGTTTCAGCGAGTGCGTCGTTGGCGGCTTCAAGATTAGCAACGCCATCAACGTTGATCGAAATATCTATTCCGAACCCTGCCCTGCCGACAAGTCCCACTTATCGTCTCCTTCTTCCTCTTTTTGCCCGCGCTGCTGATGCTGCTCTTTGTTCGGCGCGATGCTTGGCATCCAAATACTCTTCGAGCATTTGATAAAACTTGGTTAATTCTCCATACGACATTTCCATCATTTCCTGATACCCCCACCCCAACTCCAAAGCGAGGGCAAACATCATTCGATCTACCGTCGTTGCTATTTGTTGCGCGTGAGTCGGCGACGGAATAAAAAATCCGTCAGGTCTATCTGAATGCGCGTCTGCGCTCCGCACTGCTCACATCGCATCTGCGGAGTCAGGTCTGGTCCTTTCGCATTCTTCAGGATTAAATCTTCCATCGCATCCATGAGCGGAAGCGGAAGATTTTCGAAGTCGACGATCGAAAGCGGCTTGCCGCCATTCCACGACAGCATCATCTTCGCTAAAAGTTTGAACTCCGCTTCAATAGGATTGGCGCGGGCGTTCTCGCTTATCGCTTCGTTCACCTCTCCCGACGGATACTTGAACCGAACTTTATATTTATTGAGAAGCGTGCCGTCGAAATACCACTCTCCCTTATCGGTAACTCTCGCATAGTCTTCTGGGGTCATGCGACGAATTTCGATGTCGTCCACGTTGATGTCAACGTCCAAGTCCGACTGGCAGCTAGGACATTGCGCGGTCATGTGGAGAATGTTTCCGACGGTCATCTTTCCAACCATCAATACGCAAAAGTCCCTGTCCGGCGCGAGCATCTTCTTTACAATAGCTTCGCTCGGCGGCAAATCCCCAATACGTTTGATGCGTTTGGCGAGAAGCGACGTAATGATCTTTCCGCTATTTCGTCTTACTTTGGTGTCAATGACGGTTTTTCTGTCCCCAGAGGTGAGCGGCGTAAGTTCCACTTCCTTGTGGTTTATTCCATCAAGCAAAACGCCGCAGGGAAGCTCAAAAACTTGGCTTCCTACTGCGACGTTTGCCGAAGGTGCCTCAACTCCGGGGTCCGGGGTTTGGACTCCCAGCGGCGGGGCCTCATCAACTACTTCGTTGTAATTTTTCCTCTCATCAGACATTTAATCCTCCTCATTCGTAGCTGCCTCGTATGAACGACTCATCGACATACGGCGTTCAACGAACAATCGTGGTTATTATTTAGAAAGGGAGGTTTACGAATTTCGCTACATTCACTCCGGTCTCCACCGGCTCCCAGCCTTCATTCGCAAGCTCTATCCTCTCGAACAGAATATCGGACGATTGCGCATCGAGGTCATCGGCCTCATAGACGGCAGGCCAGCATTCGTAGCACTTCCATCGTTTCACTTCGATGCCGCGATGATCGAGAAGGATAATAAAGATGTCGTCCCTGAACTCGTCGTCCGGTTTGGCTTGGCCGAAAAGATTAAATACTTTTCGGAACCAGTTATACATAATGTTGTCCGTGTCGATGCCGCGTTCAAGGACGATATTATCGAAACTTGCAAGACCCGGTATCTTTCTGACGCGAGCCGCTTCGTCACCTTCGCGGTAATCGGTAACTTCTATTTCCGCGTGAAGCCCCGACACCTTATGGAAGGCTCCCAGAACCGTTCCATCGGCTCTGATTACTCGGAAACCGAACTGCCGATACGGGTCTTTTCTCTTACCTGTTACATATCCTTGTGCCATTTAAGCGCCTCCTTACGTTAATTCGGTAAACTCAGCGCCACCGCTGAACAGCGAGAAGTCGAAAAGAATTACTTCCGCAGGCGGTGTGGGCTGAATCCCGGCTTTTCCGTTTACTCGACCGGAAATAACCACGTCTGGCGGATTAAGTCCGGCATCGATTCTGACAAACGCAGCTCGTGAAAAATCGTTTCTCGGATAGAGCACGCCTTCGAGCCACAATTGCCGGAAGTACCTCAATATTGCCGTCTCCAACTGTCTCCACAGGTCTTCCGTAATCGGCTCGAACGTGAATCTATTTCCTATCTGCGCGATGGATTCTTTCGCGTAGTTCAGAACCCGGCGAATCGGGATGAAGTGCTTGCCGTCTTTGTTCATCGCAAGCGTCCGTGCTCCGAACGGGCGGATGCCGCGTCCGGGGAACGTTCTGATAACATTGATACCCGCTTCGTTAAGCAGACCAAGGTCTCCTTGCGGGACATCCCACGCCAACTTGATCGCCGTTGTGTACGGTTCGTTGGCCGGAGCTTTGTTTACGCCTCTTCGCGCCGACACCTCGGACATTATTCCGAGCATTCTGCCGGACGGCGGAACAAGAAGCTCCGCGCCGGGCACTTTAGGGTGCCTGTCGTAATGCCACGGCAGGTAGATGCAGATTTCGTCATTGTCCAAGTTCAGATCGACTTCGCGGAAGTTCACGGCTTCCTCGGTGGTGTCTATCGTGGGTGGAATGTCTCCGACAAACAACGTTGTCCGTCTGGCATACGCCCATGCCGCCGCGCCCTTGAGGACTCCAGCGGTTGTCACTCCCGGAATTCCGACCTGGGCCAGTCCGACAATACCGTCAAACAACTTGATGCCGTGCCGATAGGTCTTTGTGGCGTTCAGCCCCAGATAGTCGTCATCCGACGGCGCTGATCCGTCGAGACCGCCGGAAAGCGAGTAGTTTGAAACGGGCATCGGATACCGGAACGACTCGAAATTCATCAACTCTGTGTTGACGGAATCCGTCACTTCAATCCAGATGCTTCCATCTGCACCGGACGGACCCAACCTGACATCGACATAATCCTGCTTGTCTTCCGATCTCATCGAAAGGTATTCATACGTTTCGATGAACTCGCTGGAATTGAACAGGTCTATGCTGAAATCCGTAGACGTTACCCACGCTCCCGCCGGAACGGAAGTAAGACCTGCAATGACGCTGTTAAGCGGCCTATAGGTTATATACGTCCCGTTGACTTTCGTGACCAACAATTCGAGGAGAATTTGGGATGTTGGACTGGTTCCGGTGTAAACTATCAGCACGTCTCCTACTCCAATGTTACTGATGTCGGAAACGTGCATCTGTGAGGCATCGCCGGGGTCCGGTATCGCATCCTGCAAAGCCGTGCGGCTTTTATGTCGCGTCGCCGTATAGACAGCGCTACCAACGGGGACTATTGCTCCGACCGGGGCGTGAAGACGTAACGTCTTTGTCGTTGTCGTAATTCCGACGATGAAGAACGGTCCGGCAGCGCCGACCTTTACTACGTCTCCGAGCTGGAAGCCCGCGACCGAACTTACGACTACAGTGTAATTCCCAGCCGCCGTCGCGGCGGTCAGCACTGAGCTGACTTTGAGAGTGTTTATAATTATGTTGTCGCCCCACTCTCCGGGCGAAGCTGCCTTCAGGTCAATGGTCTTTAATGTGCCACCGAAGGGGTTGATCTCTCCAAGAGATTCTGCCGCTCCTGCGCCGACCACTCGAACAAAGTACAGCGGTCTCGCTCCCTGCTCGTAGTAATCCTTAACGCACATCGGCGCGGGTGCGCCGTTAAGGTAGCCACCGAATCTTCGTCTCCAGTCGTCTTCGGAAAACGTCAAGATGGGTCGATCTACAGGACCGCGTTCGGTAACTCCGACCATACCCGAAAGCTCAACGCTTACTCCCTCGACTTGTGAAGGGGTCTCTACTTCTCGAATATAGAATCCCGGTGCGTACTGACTCATTATTCACCTCCACCTTTCTTCTCGTCCTTATCGAAGGACTTTCCAAACTTTTTCTTTTCCGGTTGCGGCGCGTGTTGCACCGGCTCCGTTACCTCTTTAAGCCATCCGTACTCGATGCTCTTCTGCACATCCCTCGATTCGAGTAACTCTGCGGTGGCTTCGATAACTTCACCGGGACGTACATGCAACGAACCAGATGGCACATTAAGAGGCATTATTCTCGGCGTCGCGTTCTTCAGCTTCATTGTTCCTCCTATGCCAAGCTACGTTAATCTCCAAAAAGACCGGGATTTGTGTTCCGTCTTATTTCGACCTTGTTTTCCAACGTTACGTTAATCTCCTCGGCGACCGGAACCTCAATACCGTCTTCTCTCCATACCCTACCCGATACGATGAGGTTGCATGTCTTTTCGTGTAACTTGTTCTCTATAACATTATTATTCACCAACGGAGAAAAGTCAACAACGCCTAAGTCCATTCCAGTCGCCAAAGACACCAATGGATTAGCGCCTTTTACCTCTTCCGGGTGAAACAATCTATCAAGCGCATCAACCATATTCTGAGACATGCTCTCATACTTGGACGCGCAATGCAGGGAGATGCTTACATCCTTTCTGCGAAAACAAGTTCTTACTCTGCCGCGTTTCAGCGAACAATTGGTTGTCCTTTCATCTCCTTGTCCGCGCGCGGGAGCGTAATCTTCCTCTCTGGTCATTTCGATGCAATAAATTGGAAGATGCGATAAAACATAATCAGGGTCTGGATTTACCGCAACGTTGACCTTCGCCGTTCCTTTTACAAGAAGCGAGTGACCAGTGACTACTGATCTGGTCATCGTAATCTCCGTGCCGGAATAAGACAAAAATAAATTCACAGTCTGAAACGGATCGGCGGTTAAATCGTAAACTTCAGAAAGTGCAATTGATTGCATTTCCAAAACGAGACCAACTTTATTCGTGCCGTTGGATGTGAGCGGAACAGTCACTAAAATTTCATTCTTGTTCTTGATAGCGTCGTAGACTGTCCGCACAATATCGTCTGTGAAGTCGAACCGATACGTTACTCCCAACTTCAACTCTCCGACGCAGGGAGCGCTTAATCTATCCGGCGACGAATACAACGCTATCTGAAACTTCAATGCCGTAGGAACGCCAATTATCATAGCGCCTAAGCCAGCATTGATTTGTTCCAGCGTGTTGAAATTGTTGAAATCTTCAGGCAAAGCGGCAACCCACGCAACTCCGTTCCACACGAACCAATCTGCGCCATCGTTCGGAGACATCCTATACATAACAGCACACCGATCCGGGACATACGCATCGGATTCCAACGAAAAAATGTTCGTGATAGCACTCGCTTTGAGGGCGCGGGTTGTAACAACTCCGACGGGAACAAAATATCCATCAAAACCACCCAACGCAACTTCATCCTCATTATTAAAATTATAAGCCATGAGTTGCGCTACCCCGTCCCGAATAAAAACCTCGGCGGGATCAAACATGACTTCAGGATCATTCATATAAAAGAAAAATTCGGGCATCAAAAATTACTCCAAAAGCCAGCGCTCGAAAACAAATTCGACAAAGCACCGGCAAGTATGTCTGGCACTGCGTCTTCAGCCGAAGCCATAAACGGTCTTGCGGGCATCTGTGAAGTACCCGCTTCGTGCATTGCCGCCAAGTCCGCCAGATCAACCCCGTTATGCGAACCTTCGCCGGATAGAACTCCCACAAAAACAGTCTGCTCATCAACTCTCTTAACACCGACGGCAGCGGCCATGGCGCCGGAATCATACAACTTTGTTGAACTACCTTTGCGGGCAATGGTTTGAGCGGACAATTCCGGTCCTCCAGCGCTACCGCTACTAATAACATTACGAATATTATCCGCAATCCGCGGACCAGCGTCGTTCTCGATCATATCCGGTACTTCTTTTTCGAGAACATTCTGCCAGTGATCCGGGTCCAACAAGCGTTGAACCCTGTTGAAGTCACCGGAGAAACTAACGCTTATCTTTCCCATTTCCTTTTCCTTTGTCCTTTTTCTCTACCCCGTCCCCGTTGCCTGAGATGCTAAGATTGAACTCTTCCAGCGCATTTAACAAACTCTTGACGGATTGTCTGTGGCTTGCAAGGACAGCCCCTAGCATAGAATGAAAATCAACTTTTGCAGGGGTCTTTTCCCTTGCCTTTTTCTTCGCTCCGAACATCATCGTGTCCTTTGCATTTTATTACCACCTGTGACATTGCTTGGATTGTGGCTTGTAGCCCAGCCATCGCTGCGGAGTTGTTCTGCAAAGCCTCAATCAGCGCCATCTGCTCCTGAGCGCGTGCATCTAGCAGCTTCAACAGAACTTGCCTGAATATCAAGGCCGCAAACAGCATCCCGATCCCAAGCAAACCGAGAGCGCCGTGCTGAAGCCAAGTCTCCGGGTTTATTCCAGTCATGCCGTTACCTCTGACTTAACTTGGCCGTTGTTTTCGACATACACGGCATACTTGGTTCCATTTTCTGAAACGAGAATAATATACGAATTATAGGAACCTATTTTTTTCACCGAGTTTAATTGATGCGCGACGTTAATAGGACAAACCGTGGGGCGGGCTTGCGATTCTACGTTTAACTTTCCATCGACCACGCAATCCACAACCCACTTTTTCAACGTTTTATTTTTGGGCGGCTTCGGCATTTTATTCTCCGCTTGGGAGCGCTGCCACGAGCGCATCCAGTATAGTCTTATCGGCCTGAGAAATGTCCACCGTCCAGTGGACAACAAGCTCTGCAAAATCTTCTTTCCAAGTAGCGCCGATGATTTGTTTGTTGGTCATGGCGCTATTCGCCACATCGACGTGCAGCTGCTCGATGTCCGGCGCGATGGGCTTATTCGGATAGATATAATTTATCATCATCCCACCTTCCAAAGTTGTACTCTGACACGCCTAATACTTACGGTACAACCTGTGACTGAAGTTCTTACTTGAACCATTGGAGTGAAAAAAAGGTTACTATTTAAAACTTTAATAAACGATGTCGCATTGCTTCGATAGCTCAATTCAGAATTAACCATTTCCATAATAACGTCCTTGGTAGCGAGGTCTATTACCCTGACCCAACACTCTCTGGGGGGAGAAGCAAGATCGCTCTGGGACTCAAACGTTGCTTCAAACAAATACCGTCCGTGGTAAATCGGTTCCAGTATTCCGACAGGAGCTACAACATCTACATACTCCGCGCTTGAAGTTTGAATGACACCCTCAACCGCACTCTCCGACCACAAATAAGGCGGAACTCTTTGATTAACCCGGCTAAGAGGATGAGTAGTGATCTTAGTCATGTTAACCATCGTTCCATATAAAAACAGTTGTATTCCCTCGGTGGCAAAATTAACAGCCCACGTTCCTTCCAGTAGCGGAGAATCGTTGTTTAATGCGCCTCCCCACATATTGATATATGAGTTCTGTTCGGAGTTTACGACAACGTTGGAACGTATAGCTGCATTGTCACCCTGAAAATGACAATCGAACAAATCCTTCAACCCACCCGGATACAAATAACCAGTACCGTTGAGGCGGAAGTTACTTGCTCGTAAACTTTTAATTTTTGATAGGCTCGATGCAATGTCGTCGTCCATGAATGCGGCGGATAAATTTGTATCATCTCCTCCAAGGATAATCTCAACATCATCGCTGCTTCGTATCTCGCCCAAAATGTCATCGGTATCATACCCACTTATTCCGGTTGACGGCCAACCAAAAACAGACAATGCTGTGCTTGTGGGATGAACAACAATCTCTCCCCTTGGACCGTGACATCCTATTCGTAAAAACCCACTTATGTCCAACGCGATCACATCTGCGGGCTTATCCAAAGCGGCGTTTATTTTAGCGGCTATGGCGGCGGCGGTCGTATCTGAACTTGCAAACGTAACTGTAAAAGGCAAATCTTCTGCGATGCTAATATTGAGCGTCAACCCATCAAGCATAGAAAAAGGTTCTTTCAAAACCGAATACACGCTCGCGCTATCCCTCATCCACGCCCCTGCAACGGTTTGCGGAGTTCCCAGATCGAAAACAGAAAGATTTCTTAAAGACCCTATGCCGAATTGCACGGCATACGGTCCGGCGGCGGTTTTTATAAACCTAGTTAAGTCCGGTCCTTTTCCTTCCACCCAAACAAAATCTGGGATTACTATTCCGCCACCGAGACCAAAAGTGCCTTGCTGGTGCTCAAGTAAAAACACCTTGTCCGGCGCGGGTCCTTGACCTGTCCCCAACGCTGCTATCTGGGCGAGCGCCATCTGCGGAGTAGGAAACGAATTTCTTATTCCCTTGATGTCGTTGCCGATGATATACCGCTCACCGAACGACGGTTTTCCTAATGAGTATCCACCGCTCATGTCAATACCCTTCTACATAGTATGCGGTAGGAGCAACGCTGCGTAAGTAAATACTGGTCTCATGTCGATGGTCGAATACGTTTCCACAATCCGGCAACATCGACCCGGCAACATTTACTCCGTCGAAGCTATACTCCAACAGGTACAAACTCCCACGGTTTTCAATTCTGATAGCCTGACTTTGAAATCCGAATACAAGCGCCGCCGTCCACGCATTATCCGCTGGAGTGTTGCCTGAAAAATGTTTCTTTCCGCTCGCCCCCCCGGTCTGAGCGCCGATCTTAACGCTATCTGTAGCGGCATCGAGATTAACTTCAATGGTCGGGCTTTCAATTGTGGTGTTGCCGAGTTCCGTCACTCCGTCGATAATCTTTATCATTCCCATCAACGTGTCGCTGAGGACGAACAAAACCTCGGCACGCATAGCCGATATAGCGCCCGACGTAATTATCTCAATATGGTCTCCCAATCCAAGTGGAATGGAACCGAGTAAAACCAACTTCTTTACTAGGCTTGCAACTCTTGTGTCAATCGGATACCGCGTTCCATCCATCTTAACTATGTCTATGGAAACCGTCTTGGCCTCCATGCCCATAGCGACCATTACGCACGCAACGCTCCATCCTTTTTGTGGAATCGGTTGCGGTTGGAATCGTCCGGCTCCGGCTAATCCGGTAAACTGATCTCCGGCGGCAACCGCTTGAATCTCAGGTTTATAATCCATCATATCACCTCGTTACTGGCGCTTTGTCGTCCATGTCTTGTCCGAAGAAAAACATGAACAACATCGGATTGCCGCGAAGGTGGCCGACCGGCCTCGCTTCAAGAACACGATAATCGACCGAAACGTCCGCTAATTTCGTTATCTTATCGCCCTTCTTGAGATTCGTTCCAACACCGAGCGGATCAAATCCTTTGGCGACAAGCTCGTTGATCGAAACTGTAACATGCCCATTGGCGTTGGTCGCATCTCCGGTCAGCGTTCGGCGAACTGAATCCTTCACTCCATAAACTATCTGACCTTGAATAATCAAATCAGCTCCAAACACTTTCTCCTGTCCTCCCGCCGGTTCTCCAAACACGGGATCGAGGGCGGGCGTGGCAAGGTTCAACTGCTTTACCGTAATGTTATGGAGATTCATCCTCCTCGGTAACGGTCCAAGAACCATTACGCATACCCCCAATACGGAGGTTGCGCGAACGTAGCCAGAATAGCGTCCATCTGCGCGTCTCCAGTGATTGCTCCATAGCCCGCCAACGCCGCCGCATCCGACCCGGAACTATCCAACTCATAGCTGTAATTGTCCGTGGTCTCTTTCTTAATCCTGTTCGGATCAATCAGCGGCACGCCGCCACCGCTGACTGCATCCCTCACAAACTTCGTCGCCAAGTATTCGACGACGTTCTGAATACCAACGGGCGGAGCGCCGACGACCACGACTCTCATGCCTGCAGGGAGGGGCAACATAGCCGGGATAAGACCGGCGCTTATCTTATCCACAGTGATGGTTTTCGTGGCGTAATCAACCGCTTGGGCAATCGGTTGAAATAACAGTCCTTGCGCTCCGCCCGTCGGTTCCTTGAGAATGACGTTTATGAAATCGCCGATCTCGATACGTCCATCGTCACTCTCTACTGCGTTCAATACTATCACTGTGTCGTCAACTTTCAAGCTGGCGGCAAGGGTAGTATCAATATACTTTCCAATCGGATCAAGCCATCCGAAGAACCCTTTAACTATTATATTGCCAGCGCCACGGCTCAGTATCCCGGCCGAGCAGCGCATGATTCTATTATCATTCATAAAACCAAACAAATTCAAATCCAATGGTTGAATGCCACCGGACACAAAACCAAACGGAAGATTTCGCGCACCAAGCATCTCGTCCGCGACTCTAACTTCTCCGGTGGTTTTATCCAAGTCCATGCTCACGCTTTCAACCTTCAGCATCGGGACCAAATCGTCCCTGTGAATAATCGAGTTCTCTTTCGCGTCGATACGACACTTTTCATACCGTGCCGCAAAAAACTGTTGGGTACGAACATCAACAAACTTTGTACCCTCGACGATCTTGCTCCACAAAAGCGCATCCGGGTAAACAGCCGGATCGGTAAACACTGCTCTCATTCGCGCTAATGTAGTATATCCATACATCTTCTTTCAATTTAAGAGATTCCCGCCCGTTATAGCGAGCGGGAATCATCTTCCCTCAAGGCATATCACTCTGCCGGGACGCACTTCGTCGAACCAACGTGCGTTTTGAGAGTGACTTTGTTTTTAATCCCCGACTTACCGCAAAGCAAGCAGGTGTAAGGCGGTTTCTGCTCAACCATGATCTTCTTGACGACCTCTTCTTTGGTCATCCTTACCGGAGCATCCGGCGGTATTGGCTGAGTCGGCTTATCGTTGACCACTTTGTTATAGGAAAGCGGAAGGGTTTTTTTCTGTTCGAGAACAGGAACACCTTCCGGCTTTACCTCAACAAGCGAGTCGCTTCTCTGCCTGAAATAGTTGATGTCGCGTGGATTCTCCACCAGCGTCGGAGTCCCCGCCATGAAAAGGTACGGACGCTGATTCACGATCAGTTTGAGCGACCTTGCGTCTTTCGGAACAAAATAAGTGGACATATCATGCACCTTCTTTTACTTGATCTGTCCGCTTACGCGAGTTTGCGGCGAACGTTGATCGCTTTGACGATGGAATCGAGGTTCTCGATTGCGTTCTCGATCTGGTTGTAGATTACAACCTCAACGCGGTCAAAGTCTTTCTTGAACTCGGAATACACGCGGGTCTGATCGAGCATTCCGAATATCAGGTTCATCGGGTTGGTCAGCATGATAATCGAACCCTGATTCAGCGAGGAGCCTCCTTTGCCGACATCGGCGCCGGTGTACAAGCCGACCGTAAGACCGAGTTCGGCATACGCGCTGAGTTCGACAGTCTTCAGTTCGATAGTCTGATCGGCGCCGGAAGCACGGCTCTGAATCAACAGGCGACCGTCTCCGCTATCCCTGCTCACTGTAGCGCTCAGTCCGGCATAGGTATTGAGGATGTTGGCGATCTCGACAGGCAGGTACACCCCTTGCGGCAAGGTCACGGTAACATCATCATCACCGTTTACGGAAATGAGCAGCTTATCGTTGACTCCGGTCAGAATCTCGAACGGACCGAACTCCGCACCGAGAATGTTGACAGGGTTGTCGGCGACAATCGTTATGGACTTATTCGACGGAATGAGCGGCGCTATGATTACCGGAATACCGAACGGTCCAGTGACCTCTCCCTGCAATCCGCGATCTCCAAGATCGGTCTCTCGTTTTGCGCGGGTTTCCTGATAATCCAGCCATATCATTCTGGACACCATGAACCGCAGATCGGGGTCTTGGAGATACTGTTCGGGCATACGCCGGATCATTTCCGACCACAGAGCATCGCTGACGTAGTTCGCTCCGGCATCGACGATGTGAGCAGAATCGGAGAGCTTGTCGATACCGTCTTTAACCTTCAACAGCTCGTCCAGCGGTGTAGTTCCGGTGATCGTACTGTCGCCCTGAATAAACAGGAGTTCGAGATCGGTGGCGATGCGTTTCGCAGCCATCTCCATCATGGTGTCTTCGATGTTGTCCTGATTCAAAGCGTTCTGGATCGCCTCGGTGGTGATGTACCAGTACGACTTTGTTTTCGTGGTGCTCAGAGTGAGCTGGTTGAACTTCGGCGACACCGGGTTTGTGGCGGCGTTGGAGTTCTCTCCGATGCCACGGGTGATCGGCTCTCCCAGATGAATCTTGTCGATTATATACTGCGGAGTCGGCATCTCCACGAATCTGATTCTCTGGAGAAGAACCGAGAAGTCCTTCACGAGACGGACAAACTCGGCCTGCTGAGTGGGCTGAATCGCTCCACCTGCGAAGAACGAACTTGATTCGAGTGCCTTCTCGATCAGTTCTTCGTTGGCGTTCTTTTTCATTATACTTTTTCCTCCTTAAATTTTTCTTTTTCGATTATTCTTCATCCGACGATTGGTGGTTCATCGTGTTCGCAAGGATACCTTTGAATATGCCGGGCTTGGAACCCTTGCGGGTCACGGTGTTGAAATCCTCTTGGGACTTCTTGGTCTTCTGCACGCCGGTCTTCTGCGCGATTTTGTCCACCTTGTCCATGAGCGGCTGGAGGGTGCCGAGCATTCGCTCGGATACCTTCTCGACGATCACGTCTTCTGCGGACTTGTTTACGTCCTCTTTCTTTTCCTCGGTCTGCTTCTGCAGGTCGGCGGGCGCTTCGACTTTCCCCTCATCTTGGACTTTGGTCTCCTCTGCCGGAGTCTCTTCCTTCTTGTCCTCGGTCTTCGGGGATTCCTGCTCCTCTTTTTGTTCTTCCGGGATTCCTCCGCGTCCGACCTTCTTCATGACTTTCGCTGCGATCTTGTCGATCAGCGCGTCTTCGGATTCGGTCTTGGGCGCGTCTTTGGTTTCCTCGGTCTTGGGAGCTTCCGTCTGCTTGCGAAGTTCCATCACCTTTACCGCGACACCGTAGGGAAGCTGCTCGATGTCTGCCTCGGCCAGCTTCTTCATTACCATGCCGCGCGCTCCACCGAGCACCGACATGAGTTCAAGCAGACCCGAAACATCGTCTGATGTTTCCAGACCGGCGATTTCTTCTTGAATCGCCTTTGCCAGCGCACCAACTTTGATCTGCTTCAGGCTGGGTTCTTTGCCTCCGAGCGCCTTCAGCACTTTCATAATGATGCCTTCGTCCTTCTTGGCCTGCTCCGCCTCCATCAAAGGGGTCTTAACCTCTTCTTTGGCAGGAGGCGTGGTTTCGACTTTCTCTTCTTCCTTCATTTTATCTTCCTCCTGTATTTGATTTATCACCTTCCTCATCCACTGCTCGTCTATTCCCTGCTTAACATGGAAGGCTACGAACGCTTCCTCGTCAAACAGTTCCGACTCCTTACGCAATGGAGGCGGTTCGAGATCAAACTCTCGATAATGGCGGGCAAGGTGATTATACATGCCTTCTCTTTCACTGTACCAACGTACCGGGGCGCGACCGCCGTTCAATCTTATCATAGCGGCGGTAAGGGCGCTTCGATACGTCTTCATTGTTCCACCGTCAAGTTTGTGATGGGGGAATGCGTAGGCCCCCTTAACTCTCGGTGGATTATCTGTCCCCGCTTCCGGGTCATACCAAGTGTGTGCGTCCCTGAACGCCGACCACGCTGCATCCGATTCCATTCCTCCGAACTTGTTCAGAATGGCATTACCTTCGGCTGCGGTAAACGACCATCCTGCGGAATCGTTGCGCGGGTAGCTCTTGAACGGCACCACAGTTTTCTCAACCAAATCTTCCGTGTGATCTACGATCTTGGCGTTAGCAGATTTACTCACGTCGTACACTCCTTTGAATAGTTTACGGTGTCCAATGCTTCCAACCGTTCGTCCTATCCAGACATTTTTGATACCTTCCTTATGAGCAATTTCAGACGCAAGTCTTACCGCTTCGACTTTGGTCGTTTGACCTATCCTGTAAAACTTGGCGCTGCTTTCATTAAATTCGACAATGCCATACGTCCACGGAACTCTGCAAAGGCGGGCTGCATCCGGCTTCATGTCCCAAACTTCGATGCCCTTCTCAGGGTGGGATGCGAAATAAACACTACCGAGCGCCTTGTACTCGACACCAGACTTCTGAAATTCATCCGTGGGAAAATCGTCTTCCTCTTTATACGAAGCCGTGCTTAGGCGGGTGCGTTGATTCGCAATCTGATCGAAGTTCAGCGTGAACGTGTGCTGATGATTCGTCTGATCTTTCTCGGTGACTAACTGCTCGACAATTTGATTGTCGTCGGCGCGGGCAAGATAACTACCGAGATCGGGGGACACGCGATGATAGTGTCCCAAAAACATATCGGTCTTCCCATACATCACTTCGTTCTTCGCGTTAAGCGTCAGAAAGAGCGCGTGGGAATGTCCTTCCACTCTGCTTGTCTGCACCAATATACGATGAACCATTCCGGGTTCGGAAGTACCGATGACTCCCGAACCGTTCTGGTTCTTTTCGTCTTCATTTGGAGGAAGACCGAAGAACTTGTCCGTGTCTTCATCTTCTTCATCGTCGTTGCGTCTTCCTCTTACTTTTTCGATCTGCTCAGGGGCTAAAATCTGAAGCTCGATAATGGACGGTATCGGCCAGATGGGAGAGTAGCCGGGTTCTCCGGGAAGTTTTCTTCCTTCTTCGACAAAGTGAAAACCTCCTCCAGTCAGCTCGCTATTGTCCCCGAACTCCCGCTCCCCGCCATTGTTAAGCTGATCGGGTTCCGCCTTAACGTATAGCACCGGACGGCCATCGAACGAAAGACCTACATCTTTGTTGTTCAGGTCTTCCGATCCGACTTCCATCATAAAAAGCGGCATCTCGCTACCCTTCATCTCTTTTTCGGGTTTCTTGATTCCGCTCTTTATCATCAGTTCTTTAACGACATCTAAGGTCGTCTTAGTAGCGGGGTGGATCGAGACGAGAACTTTATTCTTGTGCTGGTCTTTCACGTCTTTGATTGCGTCGTAAAGCGATGATCCGGGATAAACAATCGGAGCAACGTACCCGGTGTACCCACGAAGTTTCATTTCCAACATAGTCGGAAGGTCTTTGAGCGTGCGCGGGGGGTCTTCGGTCTCATCGTCGTCATCCATCAACCCTATCAAACGAAGAAGACCGGGAAGTTCTTTCTCGATCATCTCTTCCGGTATCAGTCCTTTGGCGTACCGTCTCGATACTCCGTTGGCCAACCGGAAGGCGCGGCCTTCACACTCACCCTGCGTTTCCCCCTCACCACAATTTGACATTGCCGAATTGAAAGCGCTAACCCACACTCGCCGGAACTGATCGTTGCGTCTTCGCACTGATGGGGGAAGGCTGGGATCAGACGGACCGGAGTAGGGCTTGGTTACGACGTTGGAGCTTACGTCGCTCTCTTTGAACGCCTGATCCCAGCCGGGCATGGATTCATCCAACGACTTCAATACCTCGGCGGATAGGAAGCGCGTGCGGGGATTACACGCGATCTTTGGGCGGGTAGTCGTAATGTGATCCAAGCTGCAATCTGCCAACTTCCGTTTACTTCCCACATATTTTACGGCTTGCGGGTTCTTCCTGTTTATCCTCGCTCCGACGGATAGCTGTTTATCCGTGCCGCCGGATTGCATCTCTTCCCATAAAACCGCGGACTGCGGATACCTCTCATCGAGCACAAAATCTGCTTCGAGCGTCAATCCACCCTTATCGTTATCGAACACCCGTCCTCTAACTGATTTTCCAAACGGAAAACTTTCTTTATGAGACGAATAAAGCCCAATGCCTTTACTGAGTTCTTCAGCAAAACGTCGAATGACATCTGGAGTGAAACTATCATCGTCTCTGTCAAACTCGGTATCTGCAACAACGGCGGTTACCATTTTCCTACCATCAACCTCGAAGGTCTTTTCAACCACCATCCCGAACTCAATTGGAATGAAATCTTCTTTCATGTTTACTCCGTAAAAAAGCCGCGCAAGGGAACAAAACCCCTCGGCGGCTTTCTCGGTACTCACGCCCGGTTGAAACACCGGCTTCTTACTTACTTTTTTCTATCAACGTACTTGCGGAATCCAATAACCTTTTCGCGTCCTTGCTTGACCGCAGCCGGATAGATTTTTCAACCAACGCTGTTTGAATCGTTCCGTCCTGAATTTTCAGTCGGATCGCCACTTCACCGAAGAAACCCTTCTGACAACCTTCTTTTTTCGCAGCGTTAATTGCCTGATTTATCCAGTGATCGTTGTGCCGCATCCGACTTATTTCTTCGCGGTTTTGTTCATTCCACGCGAGCGGGTCTGGTTGGGCTGAACCAGATTCGGAGTATTCTGGGAACTTTTTGATGCCGGACTGGATGCAGGGTTGTTATCCTGCGATCCCGCCGGAGCTATCTGTGTGCGTCTTCCCGTTACTCCAACATTCCCCATCGGAGCTACTTGATTTCTAGCCATTTCGTTTTTCCTCCTATACTTTTTTCATACCTTAAGGTTACAGTTTCGCGCCATACATGACCATATTATACATCAACAAAAACAAGTTGTCAACTGGCAATAGAAACTTTTTTTCTTTCTATCTCCGAGAGCTTATTTTCTAGTGCAATCAATTGCGCTTTCAGCTCTTCAATTTCTTCTTCGCCTCCCGTCAGCGCTGGTGGTTGTCCTTGTACTTGCGAAGGCGCGAACGAAATCTCTGATCCTCCTTCTTCCGACGGCTCCATGAGTCCGAGTTTCAAAACCTCAATCGGAGTATTGCCCCACGAAGCACGGAACTTTTCTTTGCCCCTCTCTTGCCTCACGTCGTTGGGAGTAACCCCTCCGAGTCTGCCGAGGTCGAGCAACGAACGCGCAATGTCTTGCTTGTTGACCGCTTGCGGCCTTTTGAAAACAAACTTGATGTATTTGATGCCGAACGAACGCATGATGGTAGCATTGATGATGTACTCGTATCTAAGAATCTCCGGCTCGAACGTCTGCTCAAGCGTGATCTCTTTCATCGTATTGCCCTGAACCGCGAGCTTGCCTCGATTCCTAGTAACGTAGTAATGCCAACGAGGTAATTCAAAGCAATGCACGCTACCGGCATAATCGTACTCTTCCACTTCGCCTTGCTTCAAAAACATTTGTATGTCTCGCCGCTCCGTCCAACAAATAACGAACCCCGGCTTTCTATTTTTTCTTTTGTCGAAAACTGGCTTAATCTGCGCTCTATGGCCTGTGAGAGCGCACAACTCGTGAAATTGATCCGCAAGAGTTTTTGAAATCGTGAAATAAGTCCCGGAAAGACCTCCGTTGTCGCCGGGCTTGGTATGACCGTCTCCGTCTACCATCGCTTGCCAGAGCGCGTCGAGATATTCCTTTCCCCAAGTTCTAAAATCTTTGGGGAGCCGTTTGTTGGCCGCGCCCTTGCCGCAATTATCGCGTAGCCACGTCCATAAAGTTTTGAGGCTCGTAGCCCACCTAACCATCCCATCGTCGTAGCTTGTCTCGGAAAAACGCGCAATCTTAGACAGACATCGGCGAATCTTTTTTGCCACAACAGGGTTTTTTTCTTCGTTCTGCGAGACGCCTACGACGTACCTTTTGGTTTTTTCGTTATCGCCCAAGAAACCCTCGGACACGAAATACCCTACAAACTCGGCCAGAGCTTTAGGGCTGACCGCCATTTCTTTGTTGCGCTCCGCCGAAAGTTTACTGGCTCCGCGTTTGACCTCCATCGCCGGTATTATCGAGTTAGGAGTATCGTGGTTATTTATACCGTCGGGGCACGTTCTGACGAAGACCCTGTTCATCTTAGCTAGGCTCGACGCCTTGCCGCGTTTCCATGCGTTGCCCTCGGTCCTATACAATACGTTGTGATCCGGCGTTACCTCAAAACAAGTGCCCTGATTTTCAAACCTGTGCATTTTTCCCTTGTAATCGAAAACATGCAATTTCGCCTCTATAAACTCGGAGCGCCCGGTAGTGGGATCGACGGCTAGTATTTTTTCCACGCTTTTTAATTCCGCCGAGTTTTTCCAACCGTCTACGGTCAGCGTCTCGGTGTCTGCGGAATAACAAAATGCTACGGCACGGTTCACGTCGGTGGCGGTTCCGAGAAAAATCTTTCCAATGCCGAACGCTTCGCGAACTTCTTCATCGTTACGATCTTGATACTTTATCCAGCTCGCGTCGTCGGTAACTCCAACAGTGATCGGTTTGAGCTCAATGCTTGTTTTGTTTTCCTTGTCTATGATGGCTTGAGTGGGAGCGGCTTGAAGGATCATCACTCTTCCGCGATTCTGTGGACCGCGCCCCTTGAAGGTGATAAAGTCCTCGATCATCTTCATGCTCTTCGCGCTCAACTGTCCGCCACTTACTATGACTGCCATTCTTGGAACCGCGTCGTTTTCAAACAACGCCACATTGGCCAACTGAGCAAGACGATTGCCGGTTATAGCGGGCGCGGCGCTCACGAATCTTGGAACTCCGTAAAAAGATGAGCGTGGAGTGTATAACGTCCACTGAATCATTTCATTCGCATACTGCTCGATAGGAATGGAACCCGGCTCTACAAACTGGCCGGTCCTCGCGTCCATTATTCTATCGTCGCCGAACTTTTTGAAATAAACCGCGTGCGCTTCTTTCATCGCAGCTCTTACCACTTCTTCCGACGGTTGCCCGCTGGGTTTCTTTCCAGTCAAACTGCTGGGAAGCTGCTTCAACCACTTTCCTCTCAACTGGACGTACCCGGTCTCGTCGGCGAGAACGCGAATCGTATGGCTTGGCGCGTGGTACATTCCGTTGATTACATCGTCTGCGGATCGGGACACTTCCATGTAACCCATTCCAGTCGATTCTTCGTCCATCTTGATGCGACGCATCATTTCAGGAAACGGGTACTCTTTATTCGGATACGCAAACAACGGCGCAACGACTTCTTTCTCTCTTGCGATTTCGTCTCTGTTCTCTTCAAGCCATTGTTCGGAATCTTTGATGGGAACAAATTCATATCCAAGGCCGACTGTGTTTAGTGACATCGCTCCAATACAGCGGTTGAGACGGGTGTTCTGCTCCAATAACGAAGCCCACAATAACGGGTTGTAAAGCGGTTGCATGATAATCCCGACCTGCTCGCACATATCAAACAGCGTCGGATCGAGCTGCTTGGATTCAGGGGGCGGGATATTATCCCCAACTGTTATCACTTTGAGAAGCAGGTCTTCCGACTTTGCTTTCTGCTCCCTATGACGATCTTGCCGATGCTTGCGACTTTCTATGAATCCATCAAGCTCTTTCTGATCCGCGACTTTATCCTCAGCCATACCGCTCTCCTTACTTGCTTTTACATTTAGCACATAACTCGTCGTTCGGCAACTTTGCAATGAATGGCTTGCCGCACAACTTACAGTTCATCTGCCTGATTCCCACAAGAGCATGACCGCACATCGGACAAAAAACAAACTTCGTATCCGTGACCGCTTTGCACTGCCAACACTGACTTTTGTTTGTGAGAAGCGGAGCGCCACAATTCCAACAATAGAAATCTTCGACGAGAACATCCTCTCCGCACGCATAACAAATTTTATTAAAGGACTGTAACTCCTGCCCCATCGTCATCCTCCACTGGCATTCTTAATCTATAGGTATGCAAAGCGTTTACCACGCCGCAAGCCGCATCGAGAACATCTTTCGATCCTTTGGCCGGGTGGTCCGGTTTCTTCAAATCCGGTCTCCACTGCAACATTCTTGCTTCCATAACTATCGGTTCGTAGTAATACGCATTGACGCGCCGTTCGTAAAGCGCATTCTTGAAAATCTTATACGGCTCCAACGCATCGACTGAAGCCACCACTGCGTACACTCCGTTGTCCCGAAAGCGCTGAAGCATGTCGGCGCTCTGAAATCTATCCATGCTTACGCCTACCAACGGAAATCCTATACTGATAAACTTGAACAGCAACTCCCGCACTTTCAACAATGACAGTTCTTTGCCGCGAGGCGGAACTACCCGCAACATGAAATCTAACGTGACACATGGAACCAGCGCATCCCCGTCTTCCGATGGAACCATATCCGAAACATGACCCATTGATATGCCAGTGGCATCTGTCGTCAATGACGAGTCGATGTGCGCCCATCTGGGGCAGTTAGGATTCAACTTGGGGGTTCTCTTGCCCGTTTCTGGATCAACTTGCGTGATTTCCGGGATCAGAATATCAACGCCGTCTTCAAGGTCTGTAACCTCTCTGTTGAATGGGTGCTTGCGATCCGAATGAAAACAAGCAATCAGTTTATCGTAATCCCTGAAGAACGGCTGGATCGACATGACCGCAATGCCAGCGTAGTCCTGAAGACTTCCTTCGATGTCTTTCTCGAACTCCGGTCTGAAATCCTCCGGCACTTCAATAACTCTGCCGCGAATGGTCTTCTTGTCCACGTCGTCTCGAAGAATGCGCGATTGCCGCGATAAGTCTCCAACTTCAACTTTGAAGGTGCGGGAGCTGAACTTCTTTCTCGGCTTCGGTTCCCATTGCGAGTATCTTATGACTTTAACATTCGGCTCATTCTCCGCCTCGGCGATTCGCTTTTCAAGAAACGAACTTGGCACACCCGTGGACGAAACCAAGAACAGCTTACCCGGAATGGAGCCAAGTTCCGAAAACCTCGACTTCATTCTTCGGGAAAAAGCGGTGTAAAGCATTTCGGCCTTGTCCGTCCTCTTTCTACCTGTCAGCGCATCAACTTCTCCCCTTGTGCCCGCAATCGGCATAAAATTGCTTTCATCTATACTGCCGCCTATGATGTTCAGACCGAGAACCGACGTCGTTGTGGAAGCCGCTGGAAAAATCGTCAAGTTCTTCGGGAATCTAAGCTCCGTTGAAATGTGCTTATCAAACGGAAATACGTTCGTGAAAAACGGACTTTGCGCGGCCTTTGTTTTTATGCCTTGAAAAATAACCTTGCGCGCCAGCTCTTCTTTGACCGAGATATTGACTAACATGATCTGGCTTCCGGTAGCCAAGCCGAAAGCCCGTTGTGGGTTTCTATAACAAGAGGTTTCATAAACGCATCTTAAAATACCCAACTCCGTCCACCAAGACTTGCCCCATCCGATTGCGCCTGTGAGAATAACTTCAGTGTAGTCGCCTTCAAACGTATCTATGAAGTCTTCCCTGAGTTTGGGAAACATCTCCTTGCCGACGTTGCCCATGTACTCTGGATCGTCAAGCCACCTATCAGGGTCGACCGGAATACGATCATAAAGCATCGCATTACCCAAAGCCAGCAAGTCCGACTTGCCGTGCCGGGACAGA